CGAGCGCATGCACCGCGACTCCGCCATCTACACCATCTTCGAGGGGACGAGCGAGATCCAGCGCCTGGTCATCGCCCGCACCCTCGCGGGCATGCCGATTCGCTAACGGGAGTTGGCAGTAGGACGCGCATAGACCGAACCGACAAAAGCGGCCCTCCCGAGCGTCCGGGAGGGCCACTTCTGTGCACCCAAAGCAAGATCAAATCGAGTTTGGGAGACGACTGGGAGATCGTTTGTCACGGGACGGTTTGAGTGGGGGATACGGGCCGAACTCGCGGCGGTCCATAACGACCCTCAACGAGCCCTCCCACAAATCCTGGAGATGCCCGGCGATCGCCAACTCCATCGCCAACGTCACATGCGAGTACGTGCCCTCGACGCCCTGGAGCACATGCCCCATCCGCGCCTCAACGGCAACTCTAGGATGATTCCCCTCATCCAGCCAGACCTTCTGCGAGTGCCGAAGCCCGTGCGGCGTCAGCCCCTCAACTCCCAGCACGGGCCGGACTCCGTCCCGCGCCTTCGCCCCCCGCACCACACCCCGCGGAGCCCTGCCGGACACCATCGGATGCCACGTGTCCGCGTACCAGTCACCGCCCCGCAGCAGCCGGCCACCCTTAGGTGCCGTGAACACCCACGGCGACGACTGCTTGCCCGGCTGCGGCTTCGGCCGTGAGTCGAGCACCGTCTGCAGCAACTCGGCGAGGAATGGCGGCAGGATCAGCCCGCGGCCCGAGTCGTACTTGTTGTCGATCTCCGTGAACACGCCGCTGATGTACTGGCTCTGCTGCACCGAGTGCAGCCGTGCTCCCTGCCCGGTGTCCTTGAGTGCCAGCTGGTCGCGGTGCACGCCCGCCAGCTCGCCGATGCGCAGGCCCGTATAGGCGGAGGTGAGGACGATGGCGTACTCGTTCAGGCCGCGCATCTCAAGGGCGTTGCGGGCGATCAGCAGCGCCTGACGGGGCGTCGCGATGACCTTCTCGTCCTTGGGCTTGGGCTTGAACTTGCCGCGCCGGCCGGACTTGCGCGCGGCGACCGGGTTGTCTCCGCGCAGCTTCTCGGCTACAGCGTCGTCCAGCATGGTGCGGAAGACGCTCATCACGCCGTCCGCGTAGTTCTTGGAAATGCGCTCCCGTAGCTGCTTCTCCCAGGCCGCGATGCCGGCAGCCGACAGGTCGCCGACTGCGACTGCCCCCCACTCGGGGAGGATCTGGTTCTTCAGACGGAGGCGATACTCCTTGTCGCTGAGCGGCCCGACGCTGATGGACGGCAGCCACTTCTCGGCCCACTCGGTGACGGTGATGCGGCCGTCGCGCGGGTTGATGAACTGCTTCCGCCGCACATCGACTTCCAGGCCGTGGGCGTAATCCTCGGCGGCCCGCTCGGTGTAGAAGGGCTGCCCGTGATCGTCCTTGGAGACGGACCCCCACTTACCGTTGGGCAGCTTGTATCGTCCACGCCAGCGCCACTTGCGGGCCTTCTTGTCGTAGCCGCGCTTCTCTGCGTGAGCCATGGATCACCTCGTGAGCCGGACCTCGGGACGACGCCGACTGGGGGATCGGCGTTGATCCCAGAGTGTCACCCAGTGATCGCGTGGAGGGTAGTCCGAACCGTCGAAGCGTCAAGCCTGCGCGCTCCGAGGTGCCGGTCGAGGGCGTATCCGAGGAGGGCGGCACCCCACTCGGTGATCAGTTCCTTGTCGATGAGCACCGTGAACTGGGACGGGCTGTCGTCGATCACCCAAATCTCAGTGCTGTACGGCATGTTGGACACCCGCTGAACCTCTACGCACATAGGTCCCCCAAGACCACTGCGGGCGCCCCCCTTTGTGGTGTCTGCATATGACAGCACACTTTCGGGTGGTGGTGGAGGGGTTTGTGAACGAATTGTGTGGAGGTGGCTACGAGCCGTTCGCGGCCCGGGGTTCGGGCCCGTCCCCGTTGTCGCCTGTGAGCCTCTGAAGGCGGAGCCAGGCGCGGCGCCAGGCGAGGAGGGCTTCCTGGATCTGCTCCGGGGTGGCGTTCGGATTGCCTCGCACAACCACGGTCATGCGGGCGCCTTCGATGCCGGGCAGCTCGATCACGGTGGAGTCGAGGAGGGGGTCGTCGCTCTCCAGCTCGTCGACGATCCTCAGTGGCAGTTTGTCGCGCAGCTTGTCGCGGTCGCCGGTGGTGGGGGCGGGTGTGGACGCGGTCGGCTCGCCGCCCTTCAGGATGGCCATACCGGAGCCGGCGGCCCAGCCGAGATGCGGTTCTACCTTGGTGATGCTCTGTGGCATGCGGCCCGGCCGGCGGCTGGGGTCTTCGAGGTTCTGGACGCTTCCTTGGCTGATCCCTGCGAGGGTGGCGAGGTCGATCTGCCGGAGCCCGCGTGCTTCGCGCGCAGCCCTGACTGCGGCTGCGAGCCTGCCCCACTGGCGGTCGGTCCGGTCCTCTGTCATGGCAGTCATCATGCCGCACGGTCTGGCAACACGCACCCATCGATTCCCCTAATTGACCAGGAATGATCGGTGTTGGGGGCGCATTTTTGTTGCCTCGTTAGCACCTGGTTGTGCTCGCGCTACGTATGCGCGCCGTCGCGCGCCGCTTGGCATTGGCCATTGCTCGCCCCCTTGCAGCCTCCGGCGCACCCAGGGAGTCCAGAAAAAGACCCAACGAAACCCGAGCAACACCCTTGCCGTTGCCGCTTCATTGGGTCTACGTTGTGTCTCGTGAGACCGAACGGAGCCGCAATGAAGGCCATCCGCGAGGCACGGGGAGTCAGCCTTCAGCAGCTCGCCAAGGACATAGGCAGAGACCCCGGCTTCCTATCCCGAGTCGAAAACGGCCAACAGGGAGCAGGAGACGGAACCCTCCACCTCTACGCCTCACGCCTGGACGTGCCTATCGCAGCCATCACACACGAGGAGAGACCCCGTGACCAGGAACAACCTGGCTCCCCCCACAGGCAACACCCGCACTAACGGACTGCCGGCCGACGAGACGCTGATGCTGCGGCTGGCCGAAGCGGTCGAGCAGCTCACCGCGAAGCAGAACGCAGCGGACCTCGAACTCCGCTGCTACACGCCGGAAGAGGCCGCAGACATTCTCGGCAAGACCCGCAACTGGGTGGTCGAGAACATCCAGGCCCGCCGGATCCCCTTCACCTACGTCGGGAAGTCGCCGCGCCTCACCGCCGCGCACATCCGGCAGATCCAGGCCGACGGCGAAGTCCTGCCCAGCAAGTACGCCCGCGCTGCCGCCTGACGCGGCACGCAAAGAGGCCGCCCGCAAACCCCAAGCCTGCGAACGGCCCCTGCGATCCACCCACACCATCCGCTGAACAGAGAGGTGGACCACCACCATGGTCTCATCCAGCCCTAGCCGCCGTGACGCCTTGATCCTCATGCTGATGTACAGCGGCACCGTATCTCGCGAGACCGCCGAGCGCGTCGTGGACGCCTTCGCGAACGAGATCCTTCGCGAGGACGCCGAGAAGCAGAAGGCGATCCCCAGGGCCGAGCGCTCGCGCTGGCACGCGATTGCCGACGCGCTGAACGCCGCACACGAGGCGGGGATGCCGGTCGGCATCGACCTCGACGGCACCCTCACCGACCGCAACGCCTGGTCGGTCATCTGGGACCGCGACGCCAAGCAGTGGGTCCTCGCCGGATTCGGCGCCGAGGCAGGTGCCCGATGAGCGACCTGCACCCCGAGCACGAGCCCCTCGACGACTTCGACCGCATCACCACTGACGTGCCTGTGGTGTCTGCCTGGCAGGCGATGTGGAACTGGGCCGAGGAGACGCTGGCTACCTCCCGCTTTTCCGGCTTCAACGTCGAGGACATCGGTCGCCTCGCGTTCGACAGCCTGCCGGAGGGTGAGAAGGAGGAGGCGCTCGACGCCCTCTTCTACACCTACTGGTCCGCGACCATGGCCGACCGCGAAACCCGCGCCGCGCAGGCCGGGGGTGCGGCATGAAGGCCCGACTGGTCCAGCTCAACGCCGAACTTCGCGAAGCGATGCAGGAGTGGATCGACGCCAGCAGGAGCGATGAACCGCCCGGCGTCCGCGCCTGTTTCGTAGCCGCCGCTGCTCGCGCGACCGACCCGAAAGAGCAACTCGTGTACCGCCTGGACGTGAAGCTGCTCCACCCCACGGTGCCGCTGTCGACGGACGCGGACTACGCCGGATTCGCCGAGTGGGTCGCCGACCGCGAAGCCGACAACCGCCGCTGCTACAAGCTCGCCCAAAAGGAGACGTCGTGACCACGTTCGCCGACCTGTCCCGCCCGCTGGCTCTGCTCCGGATGCTGGCTGTCGACCACCCGCAGTTGCCTGCACCCAACGTGGATGTGTCGCCGATCTACCCGAACTACCTGACCTTGTCCGTGCACGACGACCTTGCGGGGTTCGAGGCGTGGCGTGAGGCCCTCAGCATCGACCCGGACATGGTTCGCCACAACACGCAGAGCGGCGGCACCACCCTTGTTCTCAAGGGCTCCGCGACCATCGCGGACGCCGAGGTCCAACTCATCGGCTACGCCCCCAACTTGGCGCTCGTTGTATCGGCGGCGGCGTGATGGCGACCGCCCTCGAATCTCGCCCGCTGGCCGACCTGGAGATGGCCTCGGTACTCGCCGTCGAGGCGGCGTGGGAGGCACGCGCGCGCGGCCTGCGCCCGTGGTCGACCGAGGAGTACATCGACGCCGTGGCCGCCGTCCACGCCCGGTACACGATCCGGCGTGAATGGCTGCGACGGCACCCGCAAGGAGTGGCCGCCTGATGGCCGCCGTCATCGACCTGGCCGCGCTGCCGCCGTCGGTCGTCGTCCCCGGCATCGCCCGCTGGCTCGGCTGGACCCATCCCGAGGTGGACGAAGTAGAGGACTCCTACGAGCAGTTGCTGGACCGTATCAGCCGGGAGGCGGCGTGATGGCCAACCTCACCGCCCGCCAGCAGCGACTCCTCGACGCACTGCGGGCCGACTCCGGCCCGGTGACCACAGGGCGCGTCCGCGCACTGAACAGCACCCTCGGCGCGCCGAAGCGGACGACCGCCCGCCACGACATCTCAGCGTTGCAACGCGAGGGGCTGCTGATCGAAGACGGCACCGACAACGACCGCTTCTACCTGCTCACCCAGGAGCAGGACCGGTGACCGCCACCCCGTACACCTCGCCCACGGCCGGCCTACTCAACGCCCTAGCCGGCCTGTACATCCTCCGGGCGCGCCCACTGATTGCGGCCTACGAGAAGTCGCTGGACGAGGCCCGCAACCTCAACCGCCAACTCCGCACCGCCCGCGACTTCGCGGACAGCGACGCCGCGGGATACGTCGACCGCACCGGACTGGAGTAGCAATGCCAGAACTGATGCTGCACCTCGGCGGCGAGAACGTCCGCCTCGCCGACTGCTTCTGGGTCCGCTTCGCACCCACCGGATGCGCATACGGATCACTCCTCGGAGACCGCGCCGTCAACGAGGAGCAGGCCCACACCGAACTCGTCCCCCGCCAGCGAGACCGAGACCGCGACGAACGGCAGGGCTACCGGATCGAGCTGCTCACCCGCCAGCAGTGGAGGGCCCAGGCCAAGCCCTGCTTCATGGGCGAATGCACACACCGGGAGGCGTCGTGAGCCTCAACCTGATACCGGGGCGCAGGCACGCCAAGCATCGCGGCAAGAGCGGGCTGGAGCTCAGGCGCGAACTGGCTGTCGCCGAAGGGAAGATCGCTTCGCTGACGGCGGCCATCGATCAGATCTCTGCCGAACGCAACACAGCCGAGAAGCGCGCCGACAAGACAGCGATCGAACTCGCAGGCGTTCGCGAAGACCGCGACGAGTGGCGCGAGCAGGCCCTGGCCTTGTGGAACAGGTTCGGCAGCCAGATCGCCGACGAGGAGAACGAGACTGCGGTCACGGTGCCGCCTGCGTACCGCGACACCACGGACCCGGCCGACCAGGCGACCGCACCGATCGACGTGAAGCCGCTTTGGGTGGCCCTCAACGTCGGGCCGTCCACAGCCGTCACCGACCCCGGCCACGTGCCGTCATGGGCCGCACACGGCGAGACGGCCACCCAGTAGCCCGCCGCTCCCCGCCGGATGACACCGGCCGGCGGAGGGCGGCGCCCAAGAAAGAGCCCCGCCCGGGTCTAGCGGACGGGGGTCCACGATCAGCATCTCACCCAGGAGCCCCACATGATCGGTGAAGTCACCGAGTACTCAATGATCGTCCGAGGTGAACAGCGGTACACCATCCCCGACGCCACGCAGGCCGCGCCCGGTCTGGTCGTGTTCCGGCTGCCCGTCGAGCACGCCATCAACGACCCGGCCCGCTGGCGGATCGGCCACCACGAAGGCCTCGGTATCGCCGAAGCGATGCGCCGCGAGGACGCCTTCAAGGGCGTCGAAATCCTCAAGGAGTTCGGCATCGACTGGACCCAGGACACCGACACGATCAAGGCAACCGTCAGCGACACAACCGCCCGCGACCTGTACGCCAAGCTCAGCTACGCCTGGTGCGAGGAGCCCGGCACCGCCTATATGCCCGGCGACGTGACTAGCAATGGCACGTACACGGACGCCGACGTCGAGGAAGTCGCCGCGGAGTTCAAGGCCGACCGTTTCAACGCCTACGAGATCTTGCTGGCGATGACGTACCGCGTGCCGTGGATGGGCCTCGACACCGAGGCCTTCAACGAAGCCCACAACCGCGTCGCCGAGCTGGCCGACGCCAACTAGCAGCTCACAGTCCGCCGCGTCGCAGCGAATCCCCCGGCGCTCCGCGGCACCCAGGGCCAGCTCCTCGGAGCTACCTCCCCCAGGCCCGGGGAGCTGGCCCCACCTCACGACACCCGAAAGCAGGTCCCATGAGCACCGAAGACACCACCAAACCCACTGGCCCGCTGCGTTGCACGCGCTGCGGCGACGAGGACGGCCCGTTCGTCCCCGAAGCCGGCCTGTGCGAGGACTGTGAGCGCCTCGTCCCTGCAGGCGGTGAGCAGTGACCGCCGCGGTGGAGGTGGAGGCGCCAACCGCGCCGACCGTCACGGAGCCGGGCGTGTACCCGGACATGCCGATCGACGTCTACCACGCCGACCCGGTCCCCGGCGGAAGCCTTTCCTCGTCAGGCGCACGCAAGCTCCTCGACCCCGGATGCCCCGCGATCTTCAAGTGGGAGCGGGACAACCCGCAGCCGCCGAAGAAGGAGTTCGACCTCGGGCACGCCGCCCACCAACTCGTGCTGGGCGACGGCCCGGACATCGAGGCGCTGCCCTTCGACAGCTACCTCACCAAGGCCGCGAAGATGGCCCGCGACGACGCCCGCGCCATGGGCGCCGTCCCGCTCCTCGCCAAGGAGTACGAGCAGGTCCAGGCGATGGCTGACGCCATCCGCCAGCACCCCACCGCGGGCCCCCTGTTCGCCCCCGACGCCGGTGTCGCCGAGCAGTCCCTGTTCTGGCAGGACCCCCGCCACGGCGTATGGCGGCGGGCCCGACCCGACTGGATGCCCCACCGGCAAGAGGACGGCCGACTGGTCGTCGTCGACTACAAGACCGCAAAGGCCGTCGACCCCGGCGCCCTCCAGCGGGCCGTTTACGAGCACGGCTACCACGCACAGGCCGCCTGGTACCTCGACGCCGTCAAGGCCCTCGACCTCACCGGCGGCCTGGAGCCCGCGTTCGTCTTCGTCTTCCAGGCGAAGACCGCGCCGTACCTGGTCCACCTGGTCGAACTCGACTTCCCCGCCCTCGCGCTCGGCGCCGCCCGCAACGAGCGCGCCCTGCAGATCTACGCCGACTGCCAGCGCACCGGCAACTGGCCCGGCTTCAACGACCGCATCACCTACCTGCCTCTCCCGCCGTGGGCGGAGAAGCGCGATGAAGAGGAGTACCTGAAGTGAACCAGCCCGTCCCGATCCCCTCGAACAACATGCCGTCCCGCATCGGCCAGGGCACCGCCGTCGAGCAGTCCCGCGCCGCCGCCGAGGTGCAGGCCGCGGTTGTTGTCGCCCAGCAGTGCCCCCGCAACATCCAGAACGCGGTCGCCGAGATGCGCGAGTCCTGCAAGCAGATGACGCTCGCCGAGCGCGCCTTCTACCGCTACCCCAAGGGCGGCCAGACCATCACCGGCGCCTCCGTCCACCTCGCCCGCGAACTCGCCCGCTGCTGGGGCAACGTCCAGTACGGCCTCGTCGAGATGCGCCGCGACGACGAGTACGGCCAGTCCGAGATGCAGGCGTTCGCCTGGGACGTCCAGACCAACTCGCGCAACTCCTCGACGTTCATCGTCCCGCATCGCCGGGACACCAAGGACGGACCCAAGCAGGTCACCGACATGCGTGACATCTACGAGCTGAACACGAACAACGGTGCCCGCCGCGTCCGCGAGGCCATCTTCGCGATCCTGCCGCCCTGGTTCGTCGAGGAAGCCAAGGAACTCTGCAACCGCACCCTGCGCGATGGCGGCGGCAAGCCGCTCGCGCAGCGCATCGCCGACGCCATCAAGGCCTTCGAAGGCATCGGCATCACGGCCGACCGGATCGAAGCCCGCTTCGACCGGGCCTCCGGTAAGTGGACCGAGCACGACGTCGCCCAGCTGCTGGTCATCTTCAAGTCCATCCAGCGCGGCGAGGTCACCGCCGAGGACGAGTTCCCGGCTCCCCGCGTGACCGCGGACGAACTCATCGGCGGCAAGGGCCAGAAGCCAGCCGCCACCCCCACCGAGTAACCCCCGAGGCGCCGGGCGCGCCCAAATCGCGCCCGGCCTCCTCGATCACCTTCAAGGAGACCACACCGCCATGACTGTCTCGCTCTGCAAGCACAGCTTCCCCTGCCAGCCGCCGCACAGCTCGATCTTCCGGCCCGGCCCCTGCGACTGCGGCATCACCTACAACGAGCACCAGGCCGAACTGCAGCAGCAGGAAGAGGCCCTGATCGTCGGCAGCTCCTACGACGGCCACTGCCCCGACTGCACCCGGCAGAAGCGGCTGTTCCGCTGGGAGGCGCCCGCCCAGCCCTGGGACGAGCCCAGCGTCGAGAAGCCCGTCAGCTTCCTGTGCATGGACTGCTACAACGCGGCCGTCGACGCCCACAACGCCACGGTCAACGCCGTCTTCGAGGAGGCCGCGTCATGACCCGTCGCCTGTCCGTCGCCGAGCGTCTCGCCGCCGACGAGCGCGATCTCACCCTGAAGTCGATCGCCGACCAGTCGAGTTGGGACCGGTTCCTCGTCGAGCAGGCCGTGTTTGTGATCGGCCAGAGCCTTGACGAGTGGTCCGCAAACGATCTCCGGGATCTGCTCCCGGAGATGGGTCACGGCTACCTCGGCGCCGCCATCACCTCGCTGCGCTCCGCCGGAATCATCACCCGCACCGGACAGGACGTCGCTTCCACCAGCGCGGCGACAAAGGGACACGCGCTCAGGCAGTGGCGGCTCACCAGCAAAGGCCACCGCATAGCCGCGCAGCGCCGCGAAGGCCGCAACCAGCAGCAGGCGGTGGCGTGATGGACCGCCTCATCATCGGCGCAGCCTTCCTCCTCCTCACCGCCACGGTACTCGTCGCCCGCATCTGGACGAGCGCCCACCGCACCCGCATTCCCGCCGCACCCGACAACCAGGCCGGACGCGACATGGGCCTCCTGCAGGAATGCCGACTCATCGCCACCACACCCCGGAAGGAGAAGCCGCAGCCATGACCGCCGACCATGTCGCCCACTACGCCTGCTACCGGCGCGGATGCCGCCGCGACGAATGCCGCACCGCCGACCGCAACTACCGCAAGCGGTACGAACTGCGGCGACTCAGCGGCATCCCCTCCCACATCCCGGGCCCCGTCGTCGCCGCCCACCTTCGCCTCGCCATCGGCAGCGGCCAGACCATCCGCGGCATCTCCGGCGAGGCCGAAGTGTCCGAGCGGGCCATCAACTACATCCTCAACGGCCAGGCCAAAGTCACCCGCCTGAAGGCCCTCTCGCTACTCGCCATCCAGCCTCTCAACGAGTCGCCGCGTGTCGATCCGACCGGAACCATCCGACGCATCCAGGCCCTCGCCGCCATCGGCTGGCCGATCGTCTGGACCGCTGCACAGACCGGCTACCACCCGTCCTACCTGTTCAACATCATGGCCGGACGCGTCGACAGCATCCCGCGACACATGGGCCGCCGGTTCGCCGTCCTCTACCGGGAGTACAGCCACCGACCCGGCCCGTCCGAGTACGCACGCAGCATCGCCCGCCGAAACAACTGGCACAGCCCGCTCGCCTGGGACGCCATCGACGACCCCAACGAGCAGCCGGAGCAGTCCGCCCCCTACGAGCCGGCCACCAAGTACGAGCGCGACCCCGACAAGCGCGCAGAGATCGAACACCTCTACCTACTCGGCGAATCCGTCCCATCGATCGCCAAGCAGCTCGGCAACAACGAGAAGTACATCAGCGACCAGCTCAGCGACATCCTGCGCCAGCGCGCACGACGGGCCAGCCAGCAGCAGACGACCAAGGAAGGACTGGAGGTGGCCGCCTGATGTCCGCCGTGCCCAAGAAGAAGAGCCGCGTCGCCACGCACCGGCCGGCCGTCAGGCGCCGCCGGTTCCGCCACGACGACCTCATCGCAGTCGACTTGTTCTCCGGCTTCGGGGGTCTGACCCGCGGTATCGAGATGGCCGGGTTCACCACGATCATGGCCGCGAACCACAACTCGTACAAGGTCGAGGTTCACGAGGCGAACCACCCGAACGCCGAACACTGGATCGCCGACCTCGTCGACCCCGACGCAGCCGACTACCACTCCGCCCGCGACCTCCCCGCAGCCGACCTCCTCGTCGCCGGCGTCTCGTGCGTCAACCACTCTCAGGCGAACACGGTCAAGGCCTACGAGTTGGGCGTGACCCTGTTCGACCTGGACACCGACCCCGACTACGAGGCGCGGGTCACCAAGTCCGAGCGGGACCGGGCGACGGCGAACTGCGTTCTGCACTACGCCGCCCAACACCACCCGCGGCTGATCCTCGTCGAGTGCACCACCGAACTCACCTCGTGGGGCCCAGCAGTTCCCGGACGCAAGAAGGTCGGAGACGGAAGTACGTACCGGTGGTGGCTCAAGCAGTTCGACCTGCTCGGCTACGACCACAAGGTGCTGTACCTGAACTCGCAGTTTTTCGGCGTCCCGCAGTCACGGAACCGGGGCTACTGGGCGTTCTGGAAGAAGTCCCTGCCAGCCCCCGACCTGGAGCACCGGCCGGTGTCGCGATGCCACGGCTGCGACAAAGACGTGGAAGCGGTCTGGACGTGGCGCACCGGGATCCCGCCGACCGGGTCTGTGGCCTACGGCAAGCAGTACGACTACCGCTGCCCCCACTGCCGTCGCGAAGTCGTCCCGCCGATGACGCCGTCGCTGGCCGCGCTCGACCTCACCGACCTCGGGATCCGCATCGGCGACAAGCCGATCAAGACGTTCCCAGACGGATTCGTCGGGCCGCTCGCGCGATCGTCGATGGAACGTGCGGAACGCTGCCGCCAGCGGTTCGCAGAGTTCCCCGCGGTGCTCATGCCGGCGAAGGGCGTGCACGGTTCGGAGCGGCTGCTATTGCAGCCGATGGCGACGCAGACCAGCCAGCAGGAGACGGCAATCCTGTCGACGGGCCCCGTCGTCGAGCCGCTGTGGCGCCAGCCCGCAGGGCAGTCCATGGCGCCGGCCGCGCTGGCGGTAGCCAACTATCAAGGCGCACCGCGCAATGTGCACGAGCCGCTGCCCACCCAGGTCGGCTCGGAGACCCTCGCGGTGGTGTCCTCCGGTGTCATCCCGTACCGGAAGAACACGGTCCCCACGGTGCACGGCGAGGCGATGCCGACGTTCACCTCGGAGCAGATCCCGGGGCTGCTGACGGCCGCCGGTTGGTACAAGCAGAACGGCACCAGCCCCAACCACGGAACCGCACCGCACCCGGTCACCGACCCGCTCGGCACCCTCACCGCCCACGACACCACCGCGCTGCTCATGGCCCAGTGGCGGGCCACGCTCGCCGAACTGCCGCTTGAAGACTGCTTCTACCGAATGATGGGCGCCCACGAGATCGGCCGCGGCTGCGGCTTCGACGTCGACTTCAACGACTACCGCGGCACCTTCACCGTCTGGGGCAGTGCCCGGAACCAGGTGGACGGCTTCGGCAACGCCGTCAGCCCGCAGGTCGGCGCCTGGATCGGATCCCGGCTGCGAGCCGTCATCCACACCCCCCAGGACCGCGACATAGCGACCACCGAGCGCATCGCCGCGTGACCGCCATGCCGTGCCGGCCACGCAACCACACCTGACCACACACGACAAAGGCCCCGCGGAGGCGGGGCCAGGGGAGAGGAGGAGGGATGCGATCAGGACGACTGGGGTGCTTCGGCCTTGTGCCGGCGGCGCCAGGCTGCGACCTCGCGCATGACGTACATGCGGATGTCCGTGGCCCGCGCGACACCCTTCTCCGCGCACGCCTTCTCGTAGTCCGCCCAGGTCTCGTCGTCGATGCGGATCACACGGCCGGGCAGTCCCTTCGTCGTCATGCAGCCAGCGTAGCTGACCGGGCACTGACTGGGCACCCTGGCTGGTCACCTTGGCTGTCGATTGGCTATTCGGTGACCGGTCACCCTGCGATAGAATCAAAGCGCATCAAGGGCGTCAGCGGCGCCCATTTGAAGCCTCCATGAGGGCTGTCCAAACGCAGTTGATCAACCCCTAGAGACACCCCTCCCGGAAGAAGGAAGCACGTGAGGATCCGGCACTCCCGGCTGACGAGGGACTTCCTGCAAGTCCCCAACGCCACCGTGCGCGACGACCGCCTCAGCCATATGGCGCGCGGCATCCTCGTCGAACTCCTCAGCCGCCCCGATGGCTGGGAGGTGACCGCCGACGGCATGTGGCAGGCGTCGGTCGCCAAGCACGGCAAGGCCAGCCCCGGCCGCCGCGTGTTCCGTGCAGCCTTCGCCGAACTCAAGGAGTACGGCTACCTGACGGCCGGACGGGAGCCGCTTCCAGGCGGTCGGCACGCCACGATCCTCATGCTCACCGACGTGCCACAGGCTGGTACGTCGGTGCGACCTGCGGAAACAAGCAACATCCCTGCTCAGACCGACGTACCACAAGGCGGTACGTCGGAGAACGCAACCGACGTACCAGCAGGTGGCACATCGGACTCACCTGCGGAAACGGATGTTCCTGCAGGTCGCACCGACGTACCGCTTTCCGACGTACCACCGTGTGGCACGTCTAAAGAAGAAAACGGTGAGACGAACACGGGGGAGAAGACTTCTTCTGCCGCTGCCGTCACTCCCATCCGCGAGATCACAGCCGCCGACAAGATCGAGTTCGGCAACTTCTGGGCGCTCTACCCCAAGAGCCGCGACATGGACGCGACCCGGGAAGCCTGGGTGGCCGCCGTCCGCAGTGGCGTTGACCCGAAGAAGATCACCGAGGCCGCCATCGCCTACGCCAAAGAGAAGGCCGGCGAAGACCTCAAGTTCATCAAGTACTCCGTCAACTGGCTGAAGCAGCGCCGCTACGAAGACAAGTACGCGCCCGAGCCAGACGCCAACGGTCGCCCCCAGCTCCGCGCCGTGTCCGGCGGCTTCCAGCCCTACAGCGACCCCATCGACCAGTCCGTCTACGACGAGGATCTCTGATGCAGTACATCCCTCCCAGCAACCTGCGAGGCCACGACCTTGCCCCGCTGCTCGCCGCCCGTGGCCTGGATGCCGAGTGGATCGGCCTGAACGATTTCGACCCGCACAGCCCGGCGAACGTCGCCCGCTACACGTACAGCCGGGTCGCCGAACTGGTGCCGTTCCACTACCGGAACGCCATCGCCTCGCTGCCCGAGCTGCACGCCTGGATCGACACCCTTGTCGCCGACGCCAAGGCCGTGCAGGCGGAGCGGGACGCGCCGATGGCCACCGTCATCAACGGCCCGTCGCTGCTGCTGCTCGGTCCCGTCGGCGTCGGCAAGACCTACGAGGCCTTCGGGGCGATGCGGCAGCTGGCCGTGGCCGGGGTGCGCGCCCAGTGGGAGGCAACGACCGCAGCCGACCTGTACGCCGCCCTCCGGCCGCGGCACGGCATCGACTCGGAAGCCGAGTTCCGCCACTACCGCGACGCCCCGCTGCTGCTCGTCGACGACCTGGGCGCGGAGCGGAAGCCGACCGAGTTCACGGAGGAGGTCAACTTCCGGCTGATCAACCACCGGTACGAGCGGCACATGCCGACCCTGATCACCTCCAACGCCAGCGCGGACCAACTGCGCGACCGGCTCGGCGGCCGGGTCACCAGCCGGCTCCGCGAAATGTGCCAGCGCGTCGCGATGAAGGGCAACGACCGCCGGAGGAACGCCGCGTGACCACCGACACCGAGATGTGGGCGCCCGACGAGGCCGTCGACTCCAGCCCGCGCCCGCCCGAGCGTCCGCGTGACGTCGAAGCCGAGCACACCCTCGTCGCAACCGCGGTCATGCAGCCCGCCGTCATCGACGAACTCGGCGCCGAGGGCTTCGACCCCGCCGACATCACCACCGACTGGCTCCGCTGGACCTGGTTCGCGGTCGAGGAACTCCGCACCGAGTTCCGTGACGGCGAACTCAAGCACCTCGCCGTCCACCGGCAGCTCGAAGCCTGGCACGCCGACGGCCGCATGCCGACGCGTGTCCCCGAAGCCGGCCACCTCATGGAGCTGTGCAACCACGCCCACTACGGGGCCGCAGCCTGGTACGCCAAGCGCGTCACCAAGAAGGCCGTCGCCGCCCGGGTCGTCGCCCTCGGCTACGACGCCATCCTGAAAGGCAGCTCGCCGGCCTTCGACGAGGACATCGACGTTGCCGCCATTCAGGCCGACCTTGACGGTGCTGTCCGTCCCACCGACGAGGAAGACCTTGCAGCCATCGGCGACCTCGTCGGTGACAGCCTCGTCCGCGCCGTTACACCGCCCACCAACGAAGACCGCATTCCCACCGGCTTCACCGACCTCGACAGCCTGTTCTCTGGCGGCCTTACTGCAGGCCAGATGATCGTCATCGGGGCGCGGCCCGCCATGGGTAAGTCCACGCTCGCCCAGGACTTCGGCCGCGGCGCCGCCATCCGCGCCAAAATCCCCACGCTCATCGAGTCGCTGGAGATGAGCCGAGGGGACCTGTCCGACCGGATCCTGTGCGCTGAAGCCCGCATCCCCCTGCACCATCTGCGGCAAGGCATCGTCAACGACGTCGACATGGCGCGGGCTGTCCGCCGCGTTCAGGACGTCATCCGGGACGCCCCACTGTTCATCAACGACGGAGCCCTGCTGTCCCTGGCCTCGCTGCGTGCCCGAGTCCGCAACTTGGTTCGCACCAAGGGGCTGCGGCTCGTCATCGTCGACTACTTGCAGCTGATGCAGGTCGGGCGCGCCGACAACCGTCAGCAGGCAGTCGCCGACCTCTCCCGCGGACTCAAGCTCCTCGCCAAGGACTTCGGGATCGCCGTTGTCGTCCTGTGCCAGCTCAACCGCGGGCCCGAACAGCGAACCGAGAAGAAGCCCCAGGTGTCCGACCTCCGCGAGTCCGGTGCGATCGAGCAGGACGCCGACATCGTGATCCTCCTGCACCGGGAAGACGCCTACGACAAGGAGTCCCCGCGGGCCGGCGAAGCCGATCTGATCGTCGGCAAGCATCGCAACGGGCCCACGGCGACGATCACGGCCGCGTTCCAAGGGCATTATGCCCGTTTTTGTGACATGGCGGCGACGTGATGAACATCGACGCCGCAGACATCGCCGCTCTCCGGGAGCAGGGCGACCTCAAGGACTACCTCCTCTCCCTCACCGGCCGCGCCCCGAAGTCGAAGCCGGCCCCGCTCGCCGCGGTTCCGGATCCCGCCTACCGGATCACCCACGTCGGCGGGTGGCCCCTCGGTACTGCCGCTACCGGCCCGACCCCGCCGCCCGATCAGTGCAGCTGCGCCAAGTGCAAGCAGCCCGTAGTCGTGGCCCCGGCCGTCGTCCAAGCACCGGAGGCCGCCTGATGCCCACCAACCGTTGCACCGCGTGCGGCCGTCGCCTGCGCCGCCCGTCCCCGACCGGCCTGGGCCCGGTGTGCGAACGCCGCCTCCGCCCGCGGACCGCGGCCCGCAACACCCCGGCCGCCGCTGTTGGCGGACCGGTGCCGCCGATGCCGGGCCAGACCGAGATCCCGCTCGTCCACCACCAAGCCACCCTCTGGAGCCTGTAAATGAGCCCGCCGCCGTACTACGCCGCCGAGGACGTCACCCTGCACCTCGGCGACTGCCTCGACGTCCTGCCCACGATCCCCGATGCGTCCGTCGACGCAGTCGTGTGCGACCCGCCATATGGGCTCGCGGATCACCACCCGGCCGTCATAGCCGCTGCCATCACCGCATGGCTCACCGGAGACCGGTCCCACGTTCCCGACGGCAAGGGCTTCATGGGCCGCGAGTGGGACCGGTTCGTTCCGCCCCCGGCGGTGTGGGACGAGTGCCTGCGCGTCCTCAAGCCGGGAGGGCACCTCCTCGCTTTCGCCGGGGCTCGCACCGTCGACCTGATGACCTTGTCGATCCGGCTTGCTGGCTTCGAGATCCGCGACAGCCTGCACTGGATCTACGGCAGCGGCATGCCGAAGGGACAGAACATCGGGAAGTCCATCGACCGGCGGCGCGATGACCGTGAGCGCGTGCTGCAGGTGACCGCGTGGCTTGCCGCTGCCCGGGATGCGGCCGGGTGGACGACGAAGCGGATCGACGAGGCGTTTGGCTTCAACGGCATGGCGAGCCACTGGACGGCGGTCGCCAGCAAGGCCGCCTCGGTCCCAACGCTGGAGCAGTGGGCGCAGCTACGCGAACTGCTCGACTTCGACGACACGGAGATCCGGCCCCTAGTCGAGGAGCTGAACGGCCGAAAGGGCGACCTGGGCGAAGCGTGGACGCATCGGGAGGTGATCGGCCAAGGCCATCGGGTCCGCCGAGAGTCCGACGTGCAGATCGCTGGCCTCAGTGACGGCACCTACGACCTCACTGCCCCGGCCACGGACCCGGCAAGGCAGTGGCAGGGCTGGAACACCCAGCTTCGCCCGGCGCACGAGCCGATCGTCCTGGCCCGTAAGTCGACCGGCTTCAACACGACCGTCGCCAACGTCCTGGAGTACGGCACCGGGGCGCTGAACATCGACGGCTGCCGCACGGAGGCCGGGCAGGACTACCGCGAGAAGTGCGCATCCGTCGTCGGCATCGCCAGCCCTCGTAACGGCGACACGCTTGGCGAGTGGACCGGCGTCCGCGAGGACTCGGCGCACGCGGCTGGCCGCTGGCCCACGAATGTCCTCCTCGGCCACGGCTCCGACTGCGCGGCCGTCTGCAGTGCTGGCTGCCCTGTGAGGGAGATCGGTGCGGAGGCCCGGTTCTTCCCCGTCTTCCGCTACGAGGCTAAGGCTCCGGCTTCGGAGCGGCCTCGGTTGGCGGACGGTACCGCGCACACGACGGTGAAGCCGCTCGCGCTGATGCGCTGGCTGGTCCGGCTCGTCACGCCGCCCGGCGGAACGGTCCTCGAACCGTTCGCCGGCTCCGGCACCACGCTCGAAGCCTGCGTGCATGAGGGCTTCCCGGTGATCGGCATTGAGCGGCACGAGCCCTACGCCGAGCTGTGCCGGATACGTCTCGCGAAGCCGATCACGCCGTCCCTGTTCGGCGACATCGCCTGATCACCTGCCGCGGCACGACACGAGCCGCGACCGGCCGGCAGCCCAACCTCACCACCCCAACTCGAAGGGAAACCAGATGTCGTACCCGCAGTTGCTCACCCCCGAGGAGAAGCTCACCGACGCCAAGGAGCGACTCGCTATCCCGCGGATCGTCGTGATCTGCGGCTCCACCCGCTTCATGCAGGAGATGGCCGACGCGGACTGCCGGCTGACGTGGGAGGGGTTCGTCGTGGTCCGGCCGGGCTGCGACATGAAGTCTCCGCATCCGCTGTGGGCGGACCCCGCGGCGGCCGAGGCCGGCAAAGCCCGTCTGGACGCCTTGCACCGGGCGAAGATCCGCCTGGCCGACGAGGTGTTGATCGTCGGCAACTACGTGGGGGAGTCGACCCGCGCCGAGATCGCCTACGCCCGAAGCCTCGGCAAGCCGGTCGAGTTCACACACCCCGAGGTCGACCCGGGCCGTCCCGTCGCCTGAGCCATCCCGCCCGCCACCACACCACCTAAGGAGCAACCCATGAGCACCACCGACCCGCGCGCCCGCCACCTTGCCGAGCACCGGCAGCGCATCGCCCACGAGGGCATCAGCTACCTGCCCGCTTGGGACGACCTCACCGACGAGCAGCGTGAACAGTCCGTCCGCGAGGCAGCCAAGTGGCTGCGTGCCGCCGTCGAGGCCGGGCTCATGCCGCTCGCCGAACGCCCCACCGACAAGCACGACGCGATCCTCCTCGACAGCTACGGCCAGATCTGGGGCGAGTACCAGACCAGCCCTTCGTCCCACGGCGACGCGATCCTCCGCCTCGTCTGGGCTTCCGAGCAGTGCAGCTCCAAGCAGGAGATCGAAGCCGAGGGCGTCGAGTTCCGCCTCATCGGCTGGAGCGAGTAGCCCACCGCCTGCCCCGCATCCACCGCCCAACCCACCGGAGGACACCCGTGAACACCCCGCTCACCGGCGATCAGCTCGACGACACGATGTGGCTTCAGCGCCGCCCGTGCGGCTGCATCGTCGCCGCGGTCGCCGCTGTGGTCGACGGCCGGACGCTCGCCACCGCCGAGCAGGCAAACGATCACTTCAACCCGACCCCGATCGACCGGGGTCGTGCCGCCAACGCCCGACTGACCGTCGTGCCGGTCACCGGCGCCGAGTACCGGTCGCGATACCAGGCCCGCTGGCGCTGCGACGAGCACGCCCGCCCCACCGTCTGAACCCGAACCGACACCCAAGGAGCACCAGATGACCGACCAGCTCGACCTCGACGCGATCGAAGCTCGCGCCGCCCGGCTGTACGAGCGCACTGCCACCATCGATCCCAACGCGCATCCCGACTTCGGCCAGCTCACCGACACCGACGTGCCTGTGCTCGTCGCTGAGATCCGCCGCCTCCGCGCCCAGGCCGCCATGGTCTGCGCCCTCTGCGAGACCCCCGTCGGGTGGATCGACTGCCCGACCGGCGGCTGGTGGGCGCACGACACGCACCCCACCGACGGACACGACGCCAGCCCGATGCCCGCCGCGGGGGAGGCGCACGTCGTCGCCGACGACACACTTCCCGCCTGGCTGGCCCAGCGGTTCGACCCGCGCGGCCCCGGCTGGGAGCAGCTCAGCGGCGACGACCGCGACTACTGGGAGCACCACGCCGCCGCTGTCCGCCGAGCCGTCGCCCGCGGTGGGTTCAAGACCGAGGCAGGTGAGGGCCGATGAGCACCGCCAAGACCCCCGTCGACGACGCTCTGGCCCTCTTCCGTCGCCAGTTCAGCGAGCAGATCGCCGCCCTCCTCACCCCCGAGCAGCGAGCCGACGTCGTCAGGGTCTTCCAGCTTATCGCCGCCCGCGAGGGTGAGCCCCTCGCCCGCGCCTGGATGCTCGGCATGAACCCCCACCTCGGCGACGAAAACCCCATCCTCGTCATCCGCGACGGCCGCACCCGCGAAGTCGAAGGCGCCGCACGCGCCTACCTGGACGGCGTCTGGACGTGACCTGCGCACCACGCAAGCAGCCCGGCGCTGTCGATAGCAGCGCCGGGCCTGCCCGAACCCTATCGACCCTGGAGAAGCCATGACCCAGCCCGACCACCCGTACCGCGTCCGTCTGCAGGGCGGCCGGAACGTCCACGCCGCCCGGCACGTCAACGGCAGCGCCGACCGCGCCACCGCGTGCGGCTACTTCCTGTCCGACGAGAGCGCCAACCACTGGCTCGACGACGCCGCCGCGGTTACGTGCCGCAGCTGCCAGCGGGCGATGGGCGGTGCGCGGTGAACCAGCCCGACCCCGACCTCCGCGACCGCATCGCCGCCGCGCTGATGCAGTGGGCCGAGGCCAACAACAGCCCGCGGTACGCGTCGATGCGGCGCACGGAGACCGTGAGGGCCAACGCCTACGGCCGCGCCGACGCGGTATTGGCCGTGCTGCCAGCCGACAACCGGACCACCGTCCTACTGGAAGCCGCCGACGCCGTTGCCGCCGAGAGGGCCACGCACATCCGTCCCGGCCTGAACCACTGGAACCCGATGCGACTCCAGGGGATGGCCAGTGCCGAAGAGCTGCTGCGCCGGCTGGCCGATGAGGCGCAGCAGGACCCGGCACCGGGCGCCAAGGAGCGCGAGACGGAGGAGCAGCGCGCGGACCGCGAGGAGACCGAACGCGACCACGCAGCAGGCGATCACCGGTACTGCGGCCAGACGTGCGAGGTGGAGTTCCCCACCGAGCACTTGCGGAATTTCGTCATCGCGAAGGGCTACCCGGGCACGAAGAGCGCGCTCGCCGAACTGCTGCGCCGAGCCACCGTGGCGCGGCCCGGCCAGCCCGAGACGGACGAGGAGGCGTGACCGTGGCTCGCCCCTGGGAGACCCCGTGCGCCAACGAGCGCTACCTCGCCCACTTCGGCCTTCAGGTCGACCCGTGGAACCTCGATCAGTGCACCGAGTGCGAGTTCTGCGGGAGCTGCGTCACGCATATCTGCTACCGCGACGACGCCAGCACACTCCTGCACCTGGATCACTTCAAGGACTTCGCGAACCCCGGCGAACCCGAGTGCGGCCACATTGGCGGACCTAGGCACCTCGTGCCGTCCCAGTACCAGCCCCGACCTTGCAACCTGCCCGCCCGGCACGGCGGCAAGAAGCACCGTGCCCGCATGGGCTGGTCGTGGCCCGTCGCCGATGCCCCGTCCCGCTGACCGCTGTCGTGTGGGCCGCGTGAAGCGGCGCGGCCCCGCGGAGGGGCCTGGGCGCCCGCCTGCGGGCCGAAGTCGGCGTGAGCGTCCCTGGCTTGCTCCGGACCGCAGAGCGGCGCTCAGAGCCTTGCCCGGCGATCCGGCCTCACGATCGCTCGGAGTCGACGAAAGCCACAGAAGGCCGCCAGAGGCGCTATCCGACCCCTCAGCCTCCCCAGCCCCACTTTTACAACCAGAGGCCGCCAGCGGCCCGCACAGACCCCAGGAGCAAGCACCATGACCCGACGCGTCCCTGCATTCGAAGTCACCAACACGCTCGCCAAGGCCGGTCACACCGACGCCGTCCGCCAACCCGCCTGGAAGCCCGGCTACCGCACCCAGCAGGCCAGCCCGCGCACTACCCGCGTCTGGCACGACGGACCCGACGAGCAGCACCACCTCGACCAGTACGCAACGGTGCTGCGCGCCGACGGATTCACCGTCACCCCCGAGCGGCGCCCCGGAAGGCGCCCGACCCTCCGCGTCACCCACCCCTGAAACCCAACCAGGAGCAGCCATGCCGCAACGCCCATCAACCTCCCGAATGCGCCGCCAGATGATCGCAGTCCAGGCCAACGCGGGCCGAACAGGCGCCCGGCGCCGCACGCAACTGGAGCGCGAACGCGCCGAACTCGCCGCCGCGCTCACCGAAATCCTCAACCGGTTCGCCCCCACCGGCGACGGCCGCCTCACCGCCGAAGCCACCCCCGACGACCTCGACCGCTGGCGCGACACCCTCACCAACGACGAGGACCAGCAATGACCGAACCGTGGCAGCACTGGACCGCCCCCGAAGACCTCCTCGCCGAACTCGACCGGCTCCGCGCCGAGAACCAGCAGCTCCGGAACCAAACCTCCGACGACCAGCAGCGGATCAAGAAGGCGTTGCAGTACGTCGACAAGGTCCGCAACGACCTCATCGACGACCCTCTGCACCTCGCCCACTGCATCGACGACGCCCTCACCCAAGGACTCTTCGGCGTCGACCGCGGACCGACCACACGCCACATCTACCTGTCCACGAGCTGCTTCCACGACCAGCACAACTACTGCCAAGCGCACACCGGACTCAGCGGCGCGAAGACCCCGGCAGTTTGCAAATGGTGCCCAGCTGTCTGTGTCTGCCCTTGCCACCAGGAACAGCCGGAGGCCTGAACCGTGCCGGCCGCGTCCGAGCGGCCGGCACTCCGGCACACCGACCACCACACCGAACGGCAACCACTCATGAACACCCGACGTTTCCGGCAACCCCGTTACATCAACCAGGCCAGCCTCGCCCTCCTCGCGTTCTCCTTCCGAGGCAAAATCCCGGCCCTCGTCATCGCCGAAGCGCTTCGGGAGAAAGCCGCCCGCGAGGGCCGGCCACTCCCGCCCAGCATCGGCAGCAGGTCATGAAGGAACTCACCATTCGCCAGCGCGAGGTGCTCCTCCTCGCCGCCAACGGCAACAGCAACGCCGAGATCGCCGTCTGGCGCGGTGTCACCCCGCACTCCGTCGCCGAGATCCTCACCGCCGCCTACCGCCGGCTCGGCGCCCGCGACCGCACCCAAGCCGTCGCGATCGCACTTGCCGTCGGTGAACTCGGCGTCCACCAAATCCACATCCCCGACCAACAACGAGAGGCAGCAGCATGACCAGCCATGTTGGACCCAGCCAGGCATACCGCGAACTCCTTGGGCGTCTGCAAGCCGAACAAGCACGAGCCGCCCGCAACTCGACCGCCGCAGGTCTCGAACAGGCCCGGTGGGTCGCGGAGGGCATCGACGCCGGACTGAAGATCGCCATCGCGCACGCGATCACCCTCTTCGAAGGGCACGACGCGCGCGCCGCCTACTTCGCCGGCCATCAGCCGCCTGACGCCGCCGCCGGCCCCAGCGTCGCGGAGGCGGCAGCCGCCGACCGGCGTCACTGGGCCGACAAGTACGCGGGCGACCACCCGTGACCGCCGGCCAGCTCACCCTCGGCGACTGCGACCCGCAATGGGCTGACGTCCTAGCCGCCGCCGAGGTGCACGACCCGATCGACCTGCGGTGGCGGGACCTCCGTCACCAAGGCCTCACCCCGCAGCAGTACGCGCGCATCGTCGACGTTCAGGTCGTCGGCGACTACCTGTAAGCCCGCACCGAGGAGCACCGCCGTGGAAACGCCCGCCTACCAGTGCACCGTCTGTGGCCGCGACCTGTACGAGCACGAGCTCGGCCACCAGGCCTGCCGGCCGTGTACCGACCGCTGCGACCAGAACCTCCGGTCCCTCGCCGGACCGGACGGGCTGTACGCCCGCCTGAGCGCCTCACTGCACCCCGGCTCCGGCTCGGGTGGCCCGGCAGTGTCCGGGAGTCGCACAGCGCCGCTGCCGGTCCGCCTACAGCCACTCTCGCTCGCAGCCCGCGGGGGAGTGGTGACCGTCCTGCAGACCTGGCTGATCGACTGGCATGACCTGCTCGGCTACCAGCACCCCCGCTGGGAGGGCGACCTCCAGCAGCAGCTCGATCAAGTCGTTCGCCGGCTCCGCATGCTGCTTCCGTGGGCCGCCGAACGGCACGGCGCCTTCGACGAGTTCGCGCGCGAGGTCGGCAGCATGCGCTGGCAGTGTGAGACCGTCACCGGCGGCGAGAAGCCCCCGCGCCGCATAGGCGTCACCTGCTCCTGCGGGCACACCCTCCGCGTCACCCTCGACACCGCCGGCATCCGCTGCCCCGCATGCTCTACGCAATACGGGCCCTCCGAGGCGTTGCGGCTACCGCTGGCGGAGAGACGAGCCGCCTGAACGCGGAGCGGAAATGTGAGGCGCTCTGACCAGGCACGAGAATCGGAATCCGATAGCGAATCCGCACCGCTATCGGTTTCGGTACGATGCCAGATACGGGCGCCAATCTCAGCGGAGGCCGACATGAGCAGCGAGTCATGGACCATCGACTCCATCGCCCACGCCCTGCCGCACCCGGTGACCAGGCAAAAGTTTCTCGCCGAGATCAACCTTGCGCCCGTCGACCAGCTCCCCGACGTGATCGGCAAGTGGGTGGCGCTGGTGGAACGGCTCGAAGCCTCGAAGCCGACCCTCGACAAGGTTCTCCAGTTCGCTCAAACCCACAACGGAGAGCTACCGCCCCAGTACGCTGACGACGGAGAGACGGACGAGTGGCTCGCCCAGTGGGCCGCCGACCTGGGGCAGAGGAGCAGCGACGCAGCGTGAGGTACCGCCTGATCGTCCCGCCCGACCTGCGGCGAGACATCGTGAGCCTCCCCGTCGAAACACAGCGCACCGTCTACGGCCTCCTCAACGCCATCCGCGACGACCCGGACGGCGCCACCGTTCCTTACGGCCAGGACGTGCCCGACAGCCCGATCCGGATGCGCACCGGCGCACGCGGCGACGTGATTGCCATCGTGATCATCAACGACCTGACGATCACCGTGACCCTCGTCGACTACACACGACCCTGACCACAGCAGAAGGCGCCCACCGCAACCATGGTGGGCGCCTTCACGCATGTCCGGCTACATCTCGCACACCAGTACCCGGCCTAGCAGCCACCACGACAGAACAGGATCACCACATGCCCATGATCGGCCCTGGCCCTGACGACCCCGAGAACGACAACTGGGACCCCACTTGGGAAGCCCAGGACACCCTGTTCCGGCGCTGGCTGTACGAGAAACTCACCGAAGCCGGCAGCAGCTGCGCTGCCGACATGGCCTCCACGCACGCCCCCGCCAACCGCTACCAAGGCCTGCACGAAGAAGACGTCGCCCTGCTCGCCACCCTCGCCGACACCACCACCCACGCCGTGCGGGCCGCCCACAAAGCCGACCTCGCCGAATGGGCCCGCGAACAACAACTCCGAGACCACCCCGACCTAGCCGCCCTCGACGCCGACCTCAACCGCATCGCGCGCCGCTCCTGATCAGAACGTGCCTGTGCAGGCTAGGCACACCCGGGAGCTGTTCCAGTCCGCCAGTGCCGTCTCCGCATCAGCCGCCTGCCGGTGCACCAGCACGCCCCAGACCACGCCGCCAGCGGCCACCAGCAGGCCAGACAGTGAGCCCGACACGACGACCGCCACGCCCAGGGTCACCGCGACCAGAGCCGCCAGGTAGCCGCTCTCTGCCTTGGCCGGCGGGGCGTACTTCGCTTTCAGTGGCGACTCCGACGGCAGAGACTTCCAGTAGTGCGGCAAGTCGGCGACGTTCGGCGATCCGCACTTCGGTGACGGGCAAGCGATCAACGTCAACCTTCCAGCTCCCAGGCCCAGTTGGAGGAAGCCTGAAGTCGCGGGAGCAGCCCGGCAACCGGTACTGGTCGGTTGTGGCGCGCAGCACAGACCGGCAGCAACAAGGGCCCCATCCGTCACGCGGATGAGGCCCTCAGTTCGCTCAGTTCGCGGGCTGCCCGCTACCTGGGCACGTTTCCGTCCCCGTGCCACCCCGCTGATGCATCGTCGTCGGCTGCCCAGGCTCCGAGCCGACACCCGCCCCGCACACCGGACAGCTACCGGCTAACTCGCCCGGATCGAAACGCTCACCCTGCATGATCAGCTCCCTACTCGAAGGGACACAACCGGCATGCAGTACACGGCGAGCGAGACGCCCAGTCGACGGCTCAGAACCGGCGCACGAAAGCGCGCTCGCCATTATGGAACGCGACCGTGAGCCCCTCGCCCCGGTCGCCTTCACGAACCGACCACACAGCGATCTCCTGTGTCTCCGGCGACTCCGCAGCACCAACCACACCAGCCAGCCACGCATCCGCCGGCCCACTGACGGGAGCGGCCTGGAACGAGGCCGGCGCACCCTGAACAGCCGCCGTCGGCGTCTCGTGCTTCGCACCCTCGGCAAGCTGCCCAATCACCTGCCAACGTTGCTCCCGACCAGCCACCGTCACGGACAGGGCGTAGGGGTACGGGCCCCCCTCAAACACATCCACCTTCTGCACTTCAGGCGTGTTCTTCAACACGTCGATCAAGAAATCTCGGTACTCCAGCGGGCGCATATCCTCAGTCCTCTCCTCCGGCCGCGTCAGTCTATGGAGTAGCGGGGGGGGCCCCCCCCCACACGACGAGAAGCCCCCCGGCCG